CCCCGGATTCCATGCGTTGCCGCAGCGTCGTGAAGATCGCCCCCGAGTCGAACGTGGCTGGGGCTCCACTGTTGCGGGCAGTCAATACTTGGCGCTCCAGCACGATGGGCAAAATGATTTCGTCTACTCGAGCAGGTGTGGCAATGGCGAACGTGATCCAGTCCCCGATGATGGGGCCTTTCGTGGTGTCGTCGCCGTCGCGGGTGAGAGTGAGAACAAACTCATACGACACAGAGGATTCTGTGCTGAACGTGAAGTCTGCTGGCACCCCGGATTCGACACTCAAAGTGTCGGTGACATTGTTGTCGTTGGTGGCACCGAACGTGATGGTCCCCAAGAAACTGGAGAGGGGATCGCCCCGGTATTCGTAGGTTAGGGGACGGTAATCTATGCCTGTTGCACGGTAGTCCACTTCACCGAATGTGTATTGGGCACGGTCCTGGCGTACAGTCACGGAACGTAACAGTTTCGGGGCGACAGTTGACCACGAAACTTCACCAACGTTGAGTGTCCCACTAGCAACTTTGACTCCTGTGCGGGACTCACGCTGGAGGACTGCGTTACCTCCGCTCACAACGCCCAGGAAGAGCTTAGGGGAGCCCCCGTTGTTTAGACGGGTTACCCCCTTAACGAGGTCTGCGGCGGTCGCTGAGGCGGCACTGATGAGGTCTGAGGCGTAAGCAGGGACGAGAGTGTCAGTGAACCGAGTCAGATCTGCTCTAAAGGTATTACCGTACCCTGCGCCCCACCAAACAAACTGTCCATCAGCCTCCAGCTCATAGGCTTCGCCACCAGTTTCGATCACCGGACCAATCGTTATCCCGTTAGAGGTCGTGTCAATCAGAGATGTACGAAACCCTTTGTTCGTGGCGATGCACAGCACAGGACCGTACGCCAGGATGGCGTTGATGCGTTCACCTCGAGGAAGTTCACCGGCGACAGTGGGGGTGAGAAGAGTCCCATCGGACGAATCGACGCTGATGTGATGCACCGCTCCGGTGTCGTCAGTGTTCACCGCAGCATAAATACCGCCCGGTCCAGCATCCACATCCACCCACACGCTTCCCGTCAAAGGAAGGGAATAGTCGAGAGAAGAACTGGCTTTGCTACCGGCAGCATCCAACTCATAAATCGAGTTGTCTTTGAAACCGATAAGGCGACCTGCTGCGACCCCAAGAAAGTTGACATCCTCCGCACTTCCAGACCACGTTCCGATAGCTGAACCGATGAGTGCCCGTTCGGGGAGAGTCGTACTGTCCGACGCCACATAGACGTACTGCCCGTCACTTGCTAACGACGTAACCGTTGACCCCATCGTAAGACTGGAGTTCCAGGTGGGACTCGCAGCGGCAGCGTTCGCCGAGAAATAAACCGTGGTGCCGTTAGCGACATACAAGTATTCGGTGCCAGCAGCGTTCGTGACCCGCTGAGTGATTATGTCACCAGTGGTGAATGATGGGGTACTCCCCCCGGTTTCGGTGATGGGGAGAAGTGCGATCTCGCCTTTCGTCCAGACATCCACACCCACAGAACTGTTGAAACGCCGACGATCACTGTCAGCCAAATCAAAATGCGTTTGACCCGCACCATAAGTCCAATCTGTTTGGGAGCGCGTCCACGCTCCGCTCGTATCTAAAGCGTTCTCACCAGCTTCGCCGCTGGTGTCTCGCTGTTCACGCAACGCCGGAACCGTAGTACGCCCATACTGGCGTGCGTCCACAAGATAGGACACACCATCCAGTTCAACCGGCAACGATTCGGCATTAAAACTCACGACGTATATCCGCTCCATTGGGCGCTCGCCCGTACAGCTGAGTTACGAGTCCACAACTGCGGGTACTGGGAAACAAGACGAGAAGCTTCAGCTTCGACACGGGCACGCCGTCGTCCCATCAGATCGCGGAACGACGCAGAAATAGCGCCCGGTGGCACTTCGTCCGCCATGCGGGATGTCCCTTCGGCGTCAAGGAACTCTCGACGTATCGGTGTTGTTGTCATTAACGCCATGCCGGCACCCAAGGGGGGGAGATCGTAGGCGGTGGTAGCCAACCCCACATCGGAACGGGCAGTAGTGCCATCGGTGATGGGGGTGAACGGCGACTTGTACATCACGGTCACTGTTTGGCCGGGCCACGCACCACTGTAAAGAATCAAAGCGAGCCCACTGGCGAACGAACCGGTGTCACGGTTACGACGCAGCCGCCACGACGACACCTGCGGTTCAGTAGCCTCACTCCCAATGTCGGCGTAGGTTACGGAATAGATCGAATCAATCTCGGCGGAAGTCAACCCCGCCAAGTTGTAGCCGTCCACCCCGCCGTTGTAGGTGAAGCTCGTGGTTTTCATTTGGAACAACCCCTGCCCTGGGGCAGACAGATCAGAGAGGTCGTCGTTGATGGAAGAAATGATGCGATGAGCTGGGAACTTGGGGGAGACACGAACGATGTCGCCAACAGCGTGGGTGGCTGCTCACTCCCAATGTCGGCGTACGTTACGGAATAGATCGAATCAATCTCGGCGGAAGTCAACCCCGCCAAGTTGTAGCCGTCCACCCCGCCGTTATAGGTGAAACTCGTGGTTTTCATTTGGAACAACCCGTGCCCTGGGGCAGACAAATCAGCGAGGTCGTCGTTGATAGAAGAAACGATGCGATGAGCTGGGAACTTGGGGGAGACACGAACGATGTCGCCAGCGGTGTGGGTGGCTGCGGTTGATCCGGCGTAGCCACGCATCACAGAAACCGTGGTCGAAGTTATCGAAATGACGTACATCAACTCGGCGTTCACCTCGATAACGACGCCTTTAACAATGGAGGAAGCAATACCTTGCACCACCAGAGTCGTCCCGGTAGTCGCCGGGGTAGGGGCGGTGGTCACCAAATCCAGTTCCTCAACGTAGCCCGACAGGAGCATGTCCCTTGTCGAGTCAATCCATACTTGTGCTGTCATCAGGTGCTCCCGAGAACTTGGTTAAGGGCCGCTTCTTTGCGTTTCCGTCCGCCTTTAGAAAGAACCTGGCCCGCTGTGATTTCGTGCGATGTGGCTGCATGTTTCTCCAAATGGGAAGACCCGTTAATAGCACGGGGCTGCAAACCCTCAGAGCGGAGTCGCTTATATGCGGCCATGTCTGCGTCTTTGTTTTTTTCATTACGTTTCGTTGCTTCCAAATCAATGTCGCTTCGCGAAGGGGTAGCTGACGGGGCGAACCGGATGTTGCCAAAGTATTTGCGGACCACACCCTCACAACCCTCACAGCTTTCGTTGTGGGTTTCGTCCAAGCTGTGACGCACATCGAAGGTGAGTCCACAGTCAAGGCAACGGTAAGTGTAAACAGGCATCAGACTCCGGCTCCGACATCAATCGAGTATCCGTCGGCAATTAGTAACGCTATTTCTGTGGACGTAAAATCCGTTGGGGACGCATGTCCCCCATATATCCATCTTGTCACAGTGCTCCAATCGGAGGGGGGGAACGTCTGGATGGAAGTGTTGTTGATAATTATCAGGTTCGTTCCCTTTCTCTCCATTGCGTAATGCCGTCGCAACGCATACGCCAGACGGCTCGCTTCCTCAGGTACCCCTACTGGGGGGAGAGTCATTGTGTACGGCATTTCGAGGAGGGTGTACACCGGTTCCGCACCCATTGTGGTGGTGCAGGTAATGGTGCCTGGGAGGACATGCCATTCCCGTGTTGGATCTGGGACAGCGCCGGTGCCTCCAGCATGGTTGGCGATGACCTCGACTTCAGGGGTTGGAGTGAGAATCGCTGCGACACCAGCAATCGTGGCCGGTGTCATTAACGCCCCGGTCAGAATCGTTGGGGCAGGCACAGCACATATCGCGGCTATGCCCGCATCGACATGAACATAGTTGGCGTCAATATCGACAGCCGGTACCGCTGCCACAGCAGCAATAGTCGCAGGGGTAACCGTGATCGGTATTCCAGCCGTAGCTGTGATCGAAGTGGTGACAGCGACCGCAGCCGGGGTAGCAACAACCAGAAAGGAGTTGCCTGAGATTATGGATTGGCGGTAATCGAAACTGTTTCGGTAAGGCTGTACCGGACGGGACTGCCGGTACTCGAACTGGAAGTCGGTGGGGATGGTTGCCGTGGCCGCAATCGTCGCAGGGGTAATAGTCGTAGGCGTCGCATACGCCACGCCTGATGCCCTATATACAACTCCTGATTGACGGTATTGCGTCACGGAACGACCTCATCTTCCTAGCCGGTAAGTGATGCCGTTTCGGAGTCCCCTACTCGTGTAGCAGCAATAGCCTTGGCGATACTAATAAGGGCAGCAACTCCCGCAATCTTTAAGGAGTCACCCCAGTCAGGTCCGGGGATAGCCATAGCGGCAGCCCAGGCTTGAGCGAACGTGGATATTCCACGCTCTAAAGAGTCTTTAATAAAACGCTGGTTGAACAATGTCAATCCTTTTCAGTTGAAGGCGACCCCACGTTTGGGGGCCGCATACTCCGTCGGCAACAAGCCCGTTGGCTCGCTGCCATTTAACTAATTTAGCTTTCGTGTTTCGTCCAAAAATACCATCCGCGGACGCACCTATGCGTTCCTGCATAAACTTTACAGCAATCGAACGTGACCCCTTCCGAAGCGTCCCAGGGAACGGCACCAAACCGTCGTTGGGTTCTTTCGGTAAAACCATTGTGGGGACAGACGTAATCATGCGGCGACGAATCATTATCCGCAGCTCAGGCATGGAGAACGAGGGATCTACTTTTCGTGAGGTCCATTCTTTGTGGCCGAGCACGGTGGAGTCGGGGTTCCATTTGTGTCCGTCGCATAGAAAGGCGCACAAGTCAACTAATGCGTCCATCTGTGTTTCGGGCACATTCTCACCCAGTCCGTCGTTAATAATTGATACTCCTATGAAGCGGGAGTTGGCGCTGATCTTTCCTGGTGCGGCTGCGTTGCCTGTCACGGGAAGATGTTTCTGCATTCGAGTCAGCACGGACTGTAAGCCTCGACCTGCGTGGTTGGCTTTGATGTTGCCAGCCGTGAGTTTCATAATCGTGCCGTCACGTTTAATCAAATAGTTGTAGAGAGGTCCAGGTACTTTATTGAC